CCGGCTGACACCTCCTCGCTGTTCCACGCCTGCCGACGCAACGCGACCTCGGCAAGGTACGGCCGGTCGTCGAGGAGATCAGCCATGCTGTAGAGGTCGATGGGTCGTTGAAACACGAAGTCCTGCTCGACGAGGAGCACGAATCGTGCCGCCGTGTCCTGGCGTACCTGCCGCCACACCTCCTGGAACGCCCCCGCGCACCCGCGGCGTGGCCCGCCGTTGATGTGCCAGAACCCTGGATACCGGAGACCAAGGCTGTCACGGTACGCCTGGTCCCCGGTGTCGTCGTACATCCACTTCTCGGTGATCGGGCCGTCGAGTTGGGTGAAGGATCCGACGCAGCGTTGGAGGTAGTCATCGCGCCCATCTCCGATGACTACCACGGCGATCGTCGCCTCACGTGCGGTGGTCACAGGACCTCACTGGCGAGGAGGTCGAATAGGTGTTTCCGGATCTTCTCCGGATCATGGTGATCCAGGATGTCGCCAACCGAGGAGCAGGCTAACGCCGGCACCAGCACCTGACTGATCATCGGATGTGATGGGCGACGGTCAACCTCACGTGTGGCGAGGACCACCTCCCCGAATTTTTCCCCAGGTCGCGACCCCGTGTACACGATCTCAACCGGGATCCCGAGGGCGTAGGCGATGCGCTGCGCGAGGACCGCAACATGGATCGGCGCACCCATGTCCATGACGAGAACCTCACTGAACCGGCCGATCGCACCCGCGTGGATCAGGAGGTCAATGGCCTCGTCCGACGTGATGAAGTAGCGGACCATCCCCGGATCTGTGACCGTGATCAGACCACGTTCCCGAGCCTGCCAGACGAACGTCTCCACGGCCGAACCGCGCGAACCGAACACGTTCCCGAACCGTACCGACACGAACCGCTCCGGCCGATACCAGGCCACGAGCCGTTCCGCGACCCGTTTCGACGCGCCGAGGACACATGTTGGATCAGCGGCTTTGTCCGTCGACACGTTGATGAATCGGCGGACACCGGCACGGGCCGCCGCGCGGAGGACGTTCAGTGTCCCGAGGACGTTCGTTTTGACTGCCTCAGCTGGATATCGCTCCAGCAGCGGCTGGTGTTTCAGGGCCGCCGTGTGGAATACCACGTCCGGTCGGACCGTGGTGAATACGTCCCGGATCCACGCCGAGTCACGGATGTCCCCGAGGACTGTGGTGTCGTCGTCTAGGAGCGCGCGGCCCCGGATCGCCAACTGTGTGGCGTGGAGGGCCGACTCGTCCCGGTCGAGCATCACAAGATTCGCAAGACCCAGGTGGGTGAGACGTTGGCACAATGCGGATCCGATCGATCCACCAGCCCCGGTCACGAGGACCCGTTTCCCGGACAGATATTCGGCATCGGGGCTGATGTCGATGCGTGGTCGTGCCAGCACCACATACGGATCGATCACGGAATTGGTACTCCGTTCGCCTCGGCAATGGCCCGGTGTGCCGCCATCCGTTCGGCGTGGCTCCGGCTCCGGTTTCTGCTGTTCGGTCTGACGTGCGCCCGGTAGATTGCCGCCCTGGTTGCGGTGATCGTCGCCCCGGCCAGGTGGCATCGTAGCCACAGGTCCCAGTCCTCCGACCAGACGAAGTCGCGCCACCCACCCACCTCGTGGACGAGGGCTGTGCGTACGGCCGCGCCGACGACGATCCAGTTCCCGGAGGGCAGGCATTCCCCGGTGCACTCGTGGCCATGCCCGTAGACCCTGGGGAACGCTGGGGCCGACATGACCGAACCGCGGTAGACGTAGCGGACCAGGGGTGCTCTCACATCGCCACAGCCGGGGGCATTCATCCCGGCGATGTAGTCGGGCTCCAGCTCGTCATCCGCGTCGAGGTGCACCACCCATGGGGTTGTTACCTGCGCAATCGCACCGTTCCGCGCGTCGTGCAACGTATCCGCGTGCACGTGCACAACCCTGCATCCCTGCTCCTGGGCTGATGGGATGGCGCGGGTTACGGCAAGGTGTCTCCAATCGTCTCCACCGAACGTGCCGATCACAATCGTCGTCGTGTCAGCCGTGATCAGTTCATTTCCCATAGGTGTCTCCTACGCTGGTAGATACCCCTACCGATTTGCATCCGTCGCCGCTGTTGGAGATACAGACCATCCATCGGCCCCTTCCCCCAGTTCGGGTGAAGGTGCTCGACATGCGAGTTGATGGCCATCGCCCAGGCGTTCCGGGCCTTCGCCGTGCCCACAAGTTCATCGTCGATGTATTCGTGGGGATACCCAGGATGGAAGATCATTCCTGGGTTTGGCTGATCAATGGTCCCCAACTGCGCATATGCGCGGGTGACGAGGAAATGTGTTGCATGCTGGCCGGCCATGACCCGTGGATTACCCAGATCATTCGTGCCGACCACACCAACACCAGGGGCCAGGACGGCGAGTGCCTCCGCGAACCATCCCGGATGAAATCGCAGGTCATCCGCACCAGTGAAGATCAGCGGTTCGGTGGTGGCCAGAACTCCGGTGTTGATTTTCGTGGCATAGTCGCCCGACTGTCGGAGCGGCATCTCGTGGAATGAGCATCCGGATTCGACCACAGCACGGCGCACCTCAGTGTCGTTGACAGTGAGCATGAACAGCACCGTCGCTGCCGGTGTTGCCTCCCGAATCGACTCCAACAAGGGTGCTACCCGATGCGGTCTCCCCAGCATCGGAACGAGGATGACGAGCCCATCCCCGGACGACATCGATTGGGGCGAGAACCACGGTTCCCGCCCCAATCCTGATTGGTGTGGAATCGTCACGACGTCGATTGTTTTTCGACGGTGCCACCGATGCGGGCAGCAGCGAGTTTCGCCGCGATCTCCGACGTTTTGGTGTCGACTGCCTTCCCGTCTCCGTCGAGCACCTTCCATGTCGTCACCGCAGCGGCCCTGGCCTGCTGGTTCGTAACCACCCTGTTCCCACAGCACATGTCAGAACACCTCGTTCAGTTCGGCCTGGAGACGGATCGCGACTCCGGCATTGACCGCGTCGTCAACTTCTCCGAGGAGACTGGCGACATCATCAGCATCCGTGCCCATTGGTGTGGGATCCGCAGCCGTAACCGGCTCCTTATCCTCCACGACTGGGTGAACCACCGGCTGGAAATGGGTGGTGAGACGCCCGGCCAGAAGATCCGCCAACCGCTCGTAATCGATGGTTATCCCACCGGGCGCCTCGCCCCCGGATGGTAGTACCACCCCGGCCGCGGTGAGTGCGGCAACCTGACCGGCCGCGATCCGGAACCTTGGCAGCGGGAACCCTGGCTCCTCACGGGAGAGGGCAAGGACCTCGACGAGTTCCGTGCGACCACCGGATGGCCGCCAATCCCCCGACACCTTCTGCCGGGACAACGCGGCGAGATTCTCAACCGTTGCGGCTGGGTTCGCGACCCCGGAGACCCACACGGCGTTCAGCCGACTGTCCTCACCGGCACGGACCCAGGCAACAGTGGCCAGCCGGTCGTGGTGTGCGATCGCCCCACCCAACGACAGCTTCAGGCAGGCGTGGTCGTCGTTCCGGCCTCCGCACTGCCGACATGCGCATCCAAATCTTCCACCCCCGGTGGTGATCCGGCCAACTGGTACGGGGAATCCCTCCGGCTGGTACCGATGGAACATGGCGTATCCATCGTCATCGACAGGGGCCGTGGTACACACCCCGGGCATACCCACATGGCACGTGTCGTGGGTGGCGACGTGTCCGAATACCCGGCCGTCGTCCGTGACCGTGATCGGGGTGATCCGGTCGAGTTTCGGGTCATCAAACAGGGTGGGGTCGTAACCGGTGAGCACCCCAGCCGCGGCCGTAACGGTCGCGAGGAGCGCAGTGGTGTCGATAGCCGCGTCGATCATCTGGTTCGCGTGTGCGGCGACACCAGCGACGATCGAAGCGGACTCCTCCACCCACGGGGCGACGATCGTGTCATCATCGAACTCTTCCGCCATCCGGTTGTACAGGGTCTCGACGACGCCCTTCATGGCGGCCTGATCTGCCTCGGGGATCGTTGTGCCACCACGGGCGCCCTGGAGAACACCGGCAACGGCGAACACCGCGCGGGGAATGATCCGCTGGGTTCCGTCGACCATGTCCGCGATCTGGAACCCGTACGCAGCCTTCGTCTCGGGGTTCGCATCGTCGGCCTGGTACAGGAACGCCTGCGCGTACCGTTCCCAGTCTGGGCTGTCGCCCCCGATACCGGCGTTGTCCGCGATCCGCTTCTCGGCTTCCGTGCCGTCCCATTCCAGGTCGCGTTCGGCGAGTGGAAGGTCGGACCAGCCGATCTTCCGGACAGCGGCCGTGATCGTTTCCTCGGCGAGCAACTGGAACGGCCTGCATTCGGCGAACGCCGGGATCGGTACCAGGGTCGCTGCCGCGATCTGGTATTCGGTGAAGAGGAGTTCGAGTTCGACGTCCTCTGCGCCTTCACCCCAGAAGAGTTCGTCGAACTGCTCCTCGGTGAGGGCTTCGTCGGAGCCCTTCATCGCGATGACGGCCTCGCAGGAGCCGGTGTCGACCGATGGTCCGATGACCTGTTGTCCGAGGAGGTGTTTTGCCTCCATGACGTCTTCGTGGAGGCGGGGCATGTCGTTGGGGTTGATGTCGTCGAACATCCGTCCGAATCCCCATGCTGCTCGGAGATCATTCGCAAATTTGGATGATTTGATGCATTTCGCATCGATCCATCCAGCTTCGATCGCTTCGCCAACCGTCCCGTATTGTATCCGCTCCAACGATCCGATGATCACTGAGTTGTCGTGTCCTTCGGTATCCGCGCGCTGCCATTTCAGGGGCAGGGGGAGTTCCCGCGATGAGACCCCGGACGACAAGAAGCGCCGGCCGTCCCCGGTGGACACGTCGAGTGGGGCGAGCATGCCCCGCCATCCGGTACCCATGGTTTCCTCGTTTCTGTGGTTATGACCAGATGATGATATTTGTGCAGAATTAGTAGTCCTTCATCTGGCGATGCGTGAGATCAACAGTTTCCCCCGGCTCCAACAAGATCGTCGTACACCGACAGGAAATCACCTCCTTGCCGGGACCCATCGGATCACCGGGAAACCGCAACGACGCGCCACCCACGAGGAACGGCTGCCCCGTCGGCACCCGCTGCCCATCCGCGCGACGGTGACTATGCCGCACCCGCTTATCCAACGTCGCCACCCACATCTGCTCGAACGGCTCGTCCAGCTCCTCGGCCACGGCCGCGAACGCATCCTGCCGCCCAGCATTCAACGCCCCCATCGTCTCCGTCCGCGCGACCACGGTCGCCCGATTCGGCCATCGCTCCGTCTTCGTGGTCGACAACACCCCATCGACCCGATCCGCGATCTCTGCCGCACCCTCGCCAAGATTCGCCCCGATCGACATCTGACGGGCCACGAGGTCAAACGTCGAGTCCACAGTGCGAACCATACGATTCGATACCGTTGCCAGATGCTCAACCACAGCCGGCCGCGAATCGAACCGATACCCCTCACCGAACAGCGCCGCGTAGGCCACACCAACCGCCTCACGGACCGGACCACGGACGATCTGGTCCACAGCCGCGGCCCATGCCGGGGCCTTCGAGAACACCGCGATGGGATCGGGAAGCGCGGTGTGGAGAACCGCGCGGGACACCGTCACCAACCATCCGGACAACTCGGCCCACAGGGCCTCACGGATCGCAGCCTCCGCAACAGCGGCCTCGGTCGCCGCCTCCATCCGGGGAACCAGCCACGGATCAGTGCCGGTGCCGTCCCACACCGGGCCAGTGTCAGCACCGGTAATCGCCCACGCGCCGTGTTCCACCCGCGTGTACTCGGCCAGCCAACGATCATCCACAGGGCATCACCTGGAGCCGACTGATGGTCTCCGGGGCCGCGAACATGGTCTCGACGTCGACCGGGTCATATGCGATCCCTCGGATGAGGAGGTCACGGCAGTGTTCCTCGATCATGTCGAGGAACATTTGGTCATCGATTCCGAAGGCCGGTCCTACCCCCGTGAACTCGTCCCGCCACGATCCGGCGAGGAACGTCGCGATCTTCTGTGCTCCGACGATCGGGCCGTGCTGCACGTGCAGCTGGTATGCGGGTACCCCGGTTGGTCGTTTCGAGTGTGGGACGAGACGAGTACCGGCAAGGCCGAGGGCGCGGCGAATCGCGAGCTGCGCGGCGAACGACAATCCCGGTGGCGCCGTTGGTGGTCCGGCCGGTGGTGGACCCTGCTCCTCCCCACCCTCCTCCTCGGTCTCTTCGGGGAGAGTTTCCTCCACCACCGGGGCCGGTGTCTCCTCCTGGCCTCCGGGCACCGTGGTCTCCGTGGGCGTCACCGTTTGTGTCGCCGGCAATCCGATCAACGAGCGGAGAACCGGATCCGACAGCACCGCGTCCGGGGATGCGAAGAGGAGTTTCTCGACGATCCGTATGGTGCGTTCGGCCGATGATGGGGCGTCCCCATCAGACCATGATGACGCGGCCCTGGTTACGGCGTCGGACAGCAGCATGCGTTCGTGGAGGTCCTTGGCGTCCCCGGACCGGTCCGGATTCACGGTCAAGGGGGCTGTGTCGAACGCGTACAGGTACCCGTTCGGGTCTTCGCCCATCGCTTCGAGCGCGGGGACGAGGTAGCCGGTCGTCAGGGCCGCCGCGATCCGGGTCAGGATCGGCTTGATGTGGATCTGTACGGCCTCGCGGCTGATGGCCCAGGCGTTCCAGTGATTCGTGGACGAGCCGATCCCAATGAGGACCTCGGGGGGAATGTCCAATGATTGGGCGAGGGACCGGAGCGCACCCTCCCGCATCGTCCCAATCTGTTCGGACAGTTCCGACCAAAACGTGATGTGTTGCATTTTTGCGATATCGTCACCTGGTCCGGTGATGATGATCGGCACCATCGCCTCAGCCGACGACCGATCCCGCAGCGACCGGGACATGACCCGCCCGAGAAGCGCGGAGAACCCCGAGGCCCCCAGCGGATCGTCATCACCACGGGGGAGTTCCAGCGACTCGGGGATCGCGAACACACCAGCCCCGGACAGCCTAGAGTCCACCTCGGCGAACTCGCGTTTCCGCAGCGCCTCCATCTCGCGGAGATCCGGAATCGCGGACCGGGTCGGAGAGTCCGGTTCGGAGGTGTCCGCCGGGTGTGGTGTCCATATCCTGATGATCAGGTCGATGCCATCCCGGTACTCCATGGTGCCGCCACCATGGACCGGGGAACGGGTGACCGTGATCGTGTCGCCCTGCCGCCTGATCTGCCGGGACGTGACGACCCACCACAGGTCCTCGCCGTTCTCGCCCCCGCCGGACTGGGCAACCACGTATGCCTCGCCGGGGACGAACAGGTCGATACCGAGGAGGCGGAGCGCCTCGGCCTTCGCGTCACCGGTTCCGAGCGGACCGGCCGAGAGTTCAGCGATCGGACCGGTTTCGACGCGTTCACCGGGTGATCCGTCCAGGTTCGCCTTGGCGACGTACAGGTTGCAGCGGGACACGCTGTTCCCAACCCAGTTCGCGACAAACCTCAACTGGCCGGTGATGTCGTACAGGCGCCAGGCGTCAGCCTGCCAGGCACGGTCACCGAATCGGTAGGACCGCCACGACGCACCATCCATGGACAGACGTGACACAGCCGCGGTGACTGATGTTCCGGGCGATCCGTCGGCGAGAACTCTGCGCGCCGAGGCGGCCAGGATCTCCCTGAAACGGTTCGTGGTGGTGTCGGCGTCCCGGAAGCGCCACAGGATCGGCGGTGAGAACAGGTGTTCGATCTCGCTCGCCAGCTCCGGGTCAGCTTTGCTCACTGCACGTAGATGACGTGCTCTCCGCGAAACCTTCATCCTTGCCGCCCATATGCGTAGATCATGCCTGTCACCTGCGATACCGCGAGCGCGAGCACGATAATCAAGACGATTGGGGTTGTACCCCACAGGTAGATGATCGGCGCCGTCAACCCACCGATCCAGACAGACACGCACCACGGGCACCCGATAGCGTCCCCATCCGGTGCGCCGAGGAGATACACCAGGAATCGGTGTACCCGACGATATGGGTCAAAGCGTGCGATGAGATGCTCACGAACCGGCCTCGTGATCTCGTCATGCGTGACCAGTGTGGTAACCCGTGTTACCGCCAGGGCGTACAACGCCAACACGACAACAGACGGCATCATGCCGTGATCATAGGCGCAGCCAGCCGATTATGGCCCTACCGCACACAGGACGACTACCGCAGACCACACCTACCGGGCCAGGGGTCCGAAACCGCCACCAGCCGATCCCCGATCCAACGGTGATGAACCCGTCGTCGGCAACGAACCACCAGGCGCGGCGGCACCACCCGAACCGCTCTTCGGTATCGGCAGCAGCGCATACGCCAGGTAGGTACTCGCGTCGATCCTGCCAGGCGAATCAGACGAACCCTCTTGCCACGTCGCCCACTCCTCCTCGACCTCGGGGAGGTACGCGGCCGTTCGGATACGATCCTCGGTCCACTGCTGGGCAATCGGATCCGCGCGCAAGCGCTTATTCTTTCTGGCCGTCACAGCCTTGATCCGGGGACACATCCGGCCGTACCGCAGAGTCATTCGGTCAATGGTCCGCTCGACGTCCCGTGCGGTCAGGTGCGGCTGGTCGTTCATCACCCGCTGGCGGGCCTCCTCGCGTTCCTCTGATTGCAGCGTCGACCACGCGGTTCGGATCATCCGACCGGCCATGTCGCCACCGAAGTTCCGCTCGAAGATGATCAGGTCAGCGTCGATCTCGATGGCCACCTCGCACGCGGCCCTCGACCACGCGTCCGACGACATCACCCCGGACGCGTCCCGAGCCAGGTAGAGGCGCTTGTCCGATCCGAGGTATCCACCGATGATCCCGGCCGTGTCCCGGCCACCCCCGGATGGGTCAACCGCCACAGCGGCCCTAACCGGCCTGGTGTCGCACGGGTGGCATGCCGACCCTGCCGTGTAGCAGCGGCGCTCATGGAGGAGTTCGCGGGTGAGGAGCGCACCCTCCGCCGGTTTCGGATCGAGCATGTACAGGGCGTGCCAGTCCTGGACGGTGGAGCCACGGCGCTTGTCCTGCCAGTGCGCGGTTGCCCTCGCGGTATCGACCAGTCGGATCTTCGGATGCGGCAGCGGATCACCAAGTTTCCGATGCAGCGGGTCGTGGTCGGGATCGTCGCAGAACGCCGGCATACGGATGATTTCCCACCGTCCCCCCTCCGTCGTGGTGCCCTCGTCGGCGACGACGCGGGCCGCCAGGTCGTCGGGGTGCCACGGGGTCATCACCATGATCATTGGTGCGCCGGGGGACAACCGGCTGATGATGTCCGCTGAGAGCCATTTGTATGCCCGGTCTCGAAACCGCAACGAGTCCGCCTCGGCCCGGCTCTTGTGCGGGTCGTCGATGAACGCGATGTCACCCGGCTTCCCCGTCACGCCGGCTCCGATCCCGACGGATAGGACACCTCCGCCACTGACGAGTTGCCAGTCCTGAACGGCCTCGGAGCCGCGGGCGAGAGCCAACCCGAATCGGTGCCCGTGTTCCTCGATGAGTCGTTTCGAGTCGCGGCCCCGGTCCACGGCCAACGAGTCCCCGTACGACCCGATGATGACCCGCGCATCCGGGTGGTTCGCCAGCCACCACACGGACCCGCCGACCACGGCCGTCAGGGTCTTCCCGGTCTGTGGTGGAAGCTTGATCAGTAGTCGATCAATTTCCCCCGACATGATCCGTTTCATCTGGTTCGTGATCACATCGAGGTGGGGCCGCATCCGATACCTCGGGACGATCCTCCCCAGCAACGCCGCCGGATCAGACAATGACGCACGGTCCTCGGCCGCGTCGAGTTCCTCGGCCTCGGCAACCAGTTCCGCGTCGCTCATCTCGGATGGGTCGCGGAGCATCCGCTGCGTCGTCACCACGGCCCCTCCCAGTTGATCGGCTACCTATCTACCAATCATGATCACACCGAGGCGGGTTGACACGTTGAATCCGGCACGAAGTGCCGCTGAAGCGAACAGCCGACTAACCCGAATAGCATCCGTGGAATCCGTGGCCATGGGATACGCCCACACCCGTGCGGAACTCAGCTCGTAGTCGACACAGAACGCACTGATCATGTCGATGCTCGACTCGTCCTCGCAGGGGAAGAGGAACTCGGCACCAGAGCATTTCGCGAACCAGCGCAGCGCAGGACGATACAGGCGTCGCCGGATCGGATCCGTGGCCATCGGACCGAAGATCTTCGGTGCGACACGCCAACGGATCCGGCCGGACTCCTCTAGGTCCTTCAGCCATGGTGCCGGTGTTGTCGTCCCATTGGTCTCGATGTGCACCGTACGCCCAACATCGACGCAGCCCTCAACGAGGCACTGCATCGCTGGCCCCTCCTGCTGGAGGAGCGGTTCACCGCCGGTAATGAGGACCCGGTTGATCGGTGTCTTCCGCCCGGCCTCGTCCAGGCGGTCGAGGAACGCCCCGACGCGTACGGGTCGGCTCGTCACCGGGGATCCCCACGTTGATGGCTGGTCACACCCCTCACAGGTCAGATTGCAGCCACCGAGTCGGATGATGGCGCAACGCCGACCGGCATCCGGGCCTTCCTCGATCATCGCATCGACACGAAACTGATTCGCGTGGAGCACTGCGTTCCGTGCCGGATCTGGCCCGTCCTCGGTTCCCATCACCGATCGCCCTCAGCCGTTGGCGCGTACTCAACCATCCACCGGCCACACGACACGACCCGAGCCGATTCGACCATCAGGTTCCCACCAGTGACCTCGCGTTCATGCTGTGACTGATCGTTGGCGAGATGGTAGGCCCAGACCGCGATGCGTTCCGGGGCGTGATCGGTTGATTCGAGGTCGAGGATTGGGCCGTCGAGTGGCTGCCCGTCGAGGTGCCTGGCGATCTCTTCCGTGATCACCGATCGGGTGATCATCGACTCGATGGGGCTGTGGCATGGATCCACGTCGGGTATGTCGCGGCGTGACGTGATCTCAATGCGGCAGGGAAGCCGCCCCGGACCATCATCCCCGTCGTACGTCAGTTCGAACCCGTAGGTTTCGGTTATCCGGAACATGGCCACATGGTAGTAGTCGTATGGCCTATGTGACGACGCTACCGGTGGCCGTAGATCTTGAGTATGGCGAACGCTCCGGCACCAGAGTCCCCAGGGTGTCGGAGCGTTCGGGTCCACCGTTTCCTTGATCCCCGGCGACGGTGGATGGCCGGGGCCGCAAGATGGGTGCCTGACGGATCGAGTTTTCCCTACTGAACCATCCGCTGTAGGCCCCCAGGGGATATCTGGGGCAATGCATGCGGTCAGTCGTTCGGTACGCCAGGGTGAGCCGCCAGTCGTCCCCTGGTTCGTTCAGCAGACCATCTAGCGCAACCCTAACGCGTCACTAGCCATGGTCGCCAGTCAGGCGTAGCGGACGAGCAACCGGTGCACCGTGGCCGTATCGCCGTGCCCGATCGCGTCGGCGAGCGCGGGAAGGTCACGTCGGCCGATCTGGTACCAGCCGTCGTCGGGTGCGATGTCCCCAACCGGGATCGGTTCGACGTCGTCCAAACCGCCACGGCCGGAACGGTCGGAAGTGCCGGTTTGGTCTATCCGGCACATGACCCGTTTCGCCTGTTCGAGGGTTCCGTCGCCCACGGGGAGGCGTAGCCACGCGATCATGTCGTCACGGGTTCCGATGACGGTTGGCATGTCGGTCACGGTGGACCAGATCATGTATCGGTCTGTGCCTGGTTCTGGGTCAACCTTGAAGATCATGCTGGTCATTGGGGTGTTTCCTCCTTCTCCTCGAACACCTCAGCACCGCAACGCCTGCACTCCCATTGCAGTCCGTCGGGGCCGTCGTAGGTGATCACCTCGTCGTGGTCGAACGTCTCGCCGCAGATCTCGTCGTTGTCATGCGGTCTGGGTGG